CCGCTTGCATTATGTATCAAATATTTTGGTTATTGCTGATCCTAGCAATCCAGAAAACGAAGGTAAAGTATTCTTGTACCAGTATGGTAAAAAGATCTTTGATAAAATTACTGACCTTATGACACCACAGTTTCAAGATGAGGCACCAGTTAATCCATTTGATTTTTGGGAAGGCGCAAACTTCAAGTTAAAGATTCGTCAGGTAGAAGGCTATCGTAACTATGATAAGTCTGAATTTGATTCTGCTAAACCATTGTCTGCAGATGAGTCAGAACTCGAAACCGTATATAACAAACTTCATTCACTTAAAGAGTTTACCGATGCTTCTTCATACAAATCGTATGGCGAACTAAAGGCTAAGTTGGCTCAGGTAATTGGTTCTGAAGGTATGGCAATGACTACTGCAGAAGCTATCTCACTTGATGAGACTGAAGATGCTCCGGCCCCACAACGTCAGTCTACTGCTAGTACTTTTGAATCACGTGCACCAGTTAAAGCGGCTGCCGCAGCTGTTGTTACAGAGGATAGCAGTTCTGATGATGACGATACCATGTCATACTTTGCTAAACTTGCTGCACAAGGATAAACATCTTGTAGTGTAAAGTAAAAAGGGAGAACATTGTGTTCTCCCTTTGTTATTAGTAAGACCAGATTAAATCTGATACATTACTTGGTCGTTTCCCTGGTGACGGTGCAGGTTTAACCACAGTTGTATTTGAATTGTTAACATTATTGACAGTATTCGAACTTACATTATTTGTGCTGTTACCAGATCTAGATGCAGCATCAGCCTGAGCCTTTAACTGATCTCCTTCTTGTTTAGCAAGATTCATTTGTGATCCTAATTGCTCTGCACGTTTAGACTCTGGTTCTTGAACAACTAATTCGTTTTGCTTCTCACGCCGTTGACGTTTAGCTGCTCTATTTACTTGTGAAGGAGACTTCATATACTCTTCTTCAGAAACTTCTTTACCATTTATTTTATAAGTTGCTGGTTTACCACTAATATTTTTATTAGGTTGTTGTACTGCTGGTTCTTGAACAGGTGGCGCTGGAATATCTGTACCATCAGAATTGATACCTACAAATTTATATACTGCATCTGGTATTGCTTTAGCCGCTAAGTTATTTACAGAATACCAAGGTTTATTTTTGTCTGCTATAGGAAGTGAATTCTTAAGAATCGATTTTATAAATGAGTTGACGTCAGAAACCGCTGTTGTTATTGAATTACCTACAGCTTTAAATGATTCAATAATACCAGTAAATATGTCGTCAACGAAACCAAATATGCTATTAACGAATTCTTTAAATAAATCATTAAAGCTAAATGAGTCTAAGAACTTTTCTGCTTTCTCAAAACCAAGTGCTCCTAGTACCCATGATGTAAGATCTTTAACAATATCAAGGAAACCACCAATAAATCCTTCAAAGAATCCAGTGATAGCTCCTTTGATTAGACCAATTATTCCTTCTGCTTTAAATCCTTCAATCGCTCCCATAATTGTAGTAAATATTGTAATGATAGGAGTAAATATTTTTGATACCACTTTTAATACACCGCCAAATACCTTACTAAATGTAGAAGAAAATTTACTTACGCTTTCATTAACCTTAGCAACTTTTTCTCCCATACCCATTGCAGTCTTTACAAATTCAGAAATACCATTAAAGACTCTAGTGATAAATGCAAATGCATCTTTAATTGGTTTAAAGTCTAATGCTTTACTAAAGAATGTTCCAACAGATGTAAAGAATTTTGATACAGAAGATGTACCAGACATAAATGCAGTAGACATTAATTTAATGCCAGACGTAAACATTGTACTAATTGATTTAATGCTATTTCCGATACTAGTCAACAAACTATTTGGAGTTAGCATCTTCACGATACCTACAATTGCTTTACCTATTAGTTTTAAGTTATTAATGTAACCACTAATAATACCAGCAGCAGATCCTAGAGCAACTGAAGCTATGCCAGCAAAGATTCCTAAAGACTTTAAGTTTCCAAGAAACAATAACATATTGCTAGAATCCTGTTGAGCTTGAGCAGGCGACGCTTGAATATCTTGAATTGCTTCAATCAAATCTTTGTTATACTCTGCTAGTTCACGATCCTTTTCGATCTGAAGTAATGAATTTCCTTTTAAGAATTCCGTTAGCTCAAAGAATCCTTTTTCAAATGTCTCGATAGACAATAGCTGATAGTCAAGACTATCAACCGTAAGATCTTTAATTGTCTTAAGTTTTTTATTCGATTCTTTAAGTTCGCTATTAACGCTATCTAATGTGACCGCTGTTGCCATTGCTGTTCCTGTGTTAACGTCTGGATTTTATCTTTTCATTTTCTTCTTTGATATGTTCCACTAACATAGTTACATATACCTCCCTTTCCCAAGGAATCATTTCATTTAATTCTGCTAGACTATACTTATGATGTTGTACTAAAGCAAAATTTATTTTGTAATGATTCACTAGCGTATCATGAGAAAGGGCTATCCGAAAAAATTGCCTAGACCTTTTATTTCTATATCGTTATGTGTCTTACAGTTTGTACAATCAAAGACTGCATTGATTTTAGCAGTAGGCATGTTTTCTACAAACGTCTTTACTTCATTGAACTGATCTGAATTTAATGATTCAATAAACTCTTGTAGTTCTTTACTACTCTGTTCTTTAGCATCAAATACTTCATCATTAGAATATATTGATTCAATACAAACAGTTATTAACTTAAACATTGTATTAATGCTGTTATCGCCTTCTGCTTCAATATCAATTAGTTCATTGACCGTAGGATACTTCATATTGATGCCTACGGTATTTGTTAATTTAATTCGGCGTGATGCAACTTCTTTAGGCACATCAATTGTCAATTTTTCGATGTTAACATTAATTACATTGCGTGTCTCACAACTCGTACAAGGAACACTGATCTCTGTGGTTTCACCTACGGACTTTGCACGCAATTTCATAAATAAGAATTCAAGATCGAACATTGTAATTAAATTTACATCTACACTACCTTCTGTACATGCTGTTATAACATCTTTAAGAGCTCGAACCATTTGTGTCTGCTCATTTGATTCAAGAGCTAACATTAAAATCTTTTCTTCTTTAACAAGGTAAGGACGGTAAATTACTTTCTTACCAGTTGATGGTAACTTAGTTTCATATCGCGGTATGTCAAGTTTAGGTAATGCCATTGTTTAATTCTCCAATAATAATAAAATTATATTTATAGTGCTCTGTTTAAAACGGGCTGTTTACACTTTCTGTTACTGCCCAGTTATCATATACAAATGTTGCATTACATTTTAGTATAGCGTTTTCATTTGCATCGCCTAGTTCTATTGAATTAAGCGTGACTGGATATGCATTATATAAAGTAATGCTTTTCATAATAACATCATTAGTATCTAAATGTTGTATTTCAATATCACGTGCATATTGGCTCTTTAGGTTAACCGTATAGTTGCCTTGGACGGAATCAATAAAACTGATGGTAGAGTTTTGCCAAAACTTTAAATGATTCCATACATACCAGTCATTAGTCAATGTAAAAGATATGACTACGTCTTCATTTGCAAATGCATAGGGACGTTTGACCGACTTCATGTCAGTCATAACATCGGCAGTTAATATTTGTCGCCCAGGTAATACAACTGAATCACAAAGGACATTTAATTTTTCGGCATCACCACTTCTGAATAATACTTTATACCGATTAGCTCTGGCCACACCTTTACTACCACTTATTTGCGACAATAGCTTTGATATATATGGCAGGCTCATGATCGGTATATCCTTTTTGATTCGTTCCAGACTTTAGTCTTTGTTGAACCTTTGAACTGTTCTGTTGGTAAGAATAACGCAATGTCCCATTCTGATGCAGGTATCAATACCACGCGTGAACGAAGATGCTTTGTCAAGTAATGTTTAAAGCATGGTTTAAATTCTCGATATTCTTTTGCTTTAGACAATATTTCATAATTGATTTTAAGTTTTGTATTATAATTGTATCTACGATTTGTTGCTACATCCATTAGGCTATCCATTAACTTTGCACGAGTCATAGGATGAAGGTAATGAAGGTTCAATCCATAGAAACCGTTTTCTGCTGGACTTACCATTAGTGTCAATGGGAAACGGTCATAGTATGGTAATGTGTCTTTATGCTTAGGATCATAGAAGTAATGATATAGCCTTCCTGGGAGAGGACGAGCTTTTTCTTCTAGTGCTAAGTCAGTCAGCAAATTTCTTCTGTTGATATTACGAAGATCACGCGCCTTTTCCATAAACCACTGACGTGATTCTGTTGTGCGTGCAGTAATACCAGAACGAGCTACCTCGTCTTGCAGTTGTCTGAATAGTGATTTTTGTAAAGGTTCCATATTGTTATTTATATAAATTATTTTAAGATTTTAATACCCATTGCTTTAAGAGTATCTTCAGTCCATATGACAAACTTCCAGCCACGCGCGGCAGCAAACTGTTCTGCTGCTTGCCACTTTGATTGATTCTTTATATATGTCAATGATTCAGTTATGTACTTTTTAGTTCTGCGGCCTGGGTTCTTTGGTGGAGCAGTTTCTTTCTTAGGTTTAATTTCAACAATATATTCATCTTCTTCAATGGTTTGATACCAGACGTCAACAAAGTAGCGATGCATTCTATTATCCGTTGCACACTTGTATGGAATGTAAAATTCTTCAGATGCCCATTCTTTTACTGAATCATTTTCATCTAGCCAACGAAATGTATTTCTTTCCCAGATCGAGCGATATACTATGTTAGTTGCATCACCGCGATACTTTTTAGGGTTCTTTGGCGTAAATTTACCTTTGTAGGCCATATAAATAATCCTATAATATTTAAACGTTATGGAGTATTTATGGCGATTCTTCGCTTCCCATCAAACGTAAATTCAGACACCAGGCCTTATGTCTTGTTTACTACAAATCGACCTAACTATGACAGGAATGCATCAGCTGTAGTTTCACCGCCTACTGGCAACAGCGTTGCGCTTTATCTTCCGACTAATCATAACGTTAGTGATCTTTTTAGATATGAAACTGCTGCTACTGGTGCAATTGGCGCAGTCTTTGAACTAGCAACTGAAAAGGGTACTAATGTTACTGGTCAAGACGTTAAAGATGTGTTAGAAGGTGTTGCATATGATAATGCTGCAGGAATTGCTGCAGCAGGCGCAGCTACTGTTGGATCTCGTCTTGGGCCTGGTGGTGCAGTACTTAGCGGTCTAGTTACTGCCAGTGCAGCTGGTAATGTTGTTTCTGAAATATCTAAGTCTTATCAGAAAACATTGAACCCACGAGAGTTTATGTTATTTAAGGCTCCTGGGATACGACAGTTTGGATTTAACTTTACTTTTATACCATCTGATGAAGAAGAAGTCAGATCTATACCAAAAATTATTAAGTTCTTTCGATTAGCTGCATATCCACAAGGTGTCGGAGCAGCAGACATTCAGTATCAATTTCCAGATGCATTTACGGTTCAATTTAAAAATTCAGATCAAATAATTAAAATGCCAGGTGTGGTTTGTGTCGGTACTAACATTACATATAACCCAAACTCGATGTCATACTATACAATAGATAACTTACCAGTAGAAATAAATCTTCAAATATCATTCCAAGAGTTACAACCAATTAGTCGTGCCCTAGTCGAGCAAGGATTCTAATGACTTACTTTTCGAACTTTAAGAAAAATCCCTATACGCTTAATGACATAGGTACACTAGAAGTAACAAACATCGCGCTGTATTCAAAAATATTTGCGCGAGTAGCAGATGACATTACGTTTTATTCATACTATACATTTGTTAACGGCGATAGGCTAGATACTATTTCACAAAAGCTATATGGCACACCAGACTACTATTGGACTATACCACTAATAAACCCTGACATTATTAATACATATCGTGATCTTCCAAAAGAATACAATGAAGACCTAATAAAATATTTGAGTGGACTATATCCTGGGAAGGCTCTAAAGTTAGCAACTAATCAATCATTAGCTGGTAAGTTTAATATTGGAGAAGTTGTTACCTTTGGATTATATACTGGTGTGATTGAGCAAAAGTTTCCGACACTAGGTTACTTAACTGTTACGGTCACATCAGAAGATTCCTTTCCAACTAATCAGACATTCACATTGACTGGAAGCACATCTGGCGATACAATACAAATTGCAAATGTATTAGAAGGTTATGCGGGGCCACATCATTATTTAAATGAGGCCGATGAATGGGTAAGATGGAATGCAACAGATATGGTTACACAAGTTACAATACTTGAATATGAAACAACACTAAATGATATACGAAGCCAGATCAGAATAATTAAACCAGAAAGTATATATGCAGTCGTAAATAGCTTTGAACGTGAGATGAGAAGATAATGGTAGATCCAAATTTAGCTAAAGTTGCCCCGCGTAAGTTCAGATCACTGACCGCAATAATAACTAAATACAATGGTAACACGATTGAGATTACAAATGAAATTACAGAAATTTCAATTTATGAATCAATCTATACACCATTCATGTATGGCGACTTAGTACTGATTGATACATCTGCTATGTTATCGACTTTTCCATTTGTAGGTCAAGAAAAGTTACGTCTTATTTGGGAACGTGAAGACGCAAAAGTCGAAACAGAATTTTACATTACTGATGTGGCCGATGCATCTCAGATTAATGATTCGACTGGTACATACACATTAAATTTTACTTCAGAAAAGCAAATGCGTAATGCATTCTGTCTTTTCTCTAAATCATATAAAGGCAATTCTGTTGATATTATAAAACGTATTCATAAAGAATACTTACAAGAAGACATTGCTACGACTACGACTGGTCTGCTTTCACATAACATTGTATTTCCATATATCAAACCTATTGCTGCTATCAATATGATACAGCGTACTACACCAGCAGAAGATGGCACTCCTATATTTGTATTTGAAACTTTATATAGTAATAAGACACATTTAAATTCAATGAAAGGAATGCTGGACCAAGAACCTGTAATGACTATTGAACCAAAGAATGTAGTCAATTCTGATAATAATAAATCTGGGGCAGCAAATATGAAGGCCTATCGTAATCAGGCCTTTCAGATGGCTATCATAAAGGCATATGATACACTAGATCATATTGGCCAAGGTTCTTTTGGTGCACAGACCATATCGGTTGATATTGGTAAACAGATGGCTGACATTACGGATTTTGATTTTAGAAAGCATGCTCCGCCAATTTCAAATGACTGGATTACTTCATTCTTTGCATTTGAGAATGTACCAAACTCTGAAGACATTCCAGGGTCAAATGGTGTTCGTGTAAACGGTATTAGGTCAACTAAACTACATGTACAACATAAGAACACACTGGCATATGATGACTTTCCAAACTTAAATGATGTCGACCCAAATGTGTTTGCATCAATGAAGTCATATATGAAACGGTTAAATACTACATCAGTACATGTTCATATGAACTCTGTTACTGAACTTGAGGCCGGTAAAACTGTTGATGTTATTTTCCCTAGATTTTCGCCTAACCTAGGTGTCAGCGAAGATATAAATGATAAGGTTAATTCTGGCAAGTATTTAATATCTGCTATTAGACATTATATAAAGAACCGCGAATATACAATGTCACTTGA